TAACATTTCAAATTGTGATTGAGATATTGGCAAACCATCGTAAGTAAGTTTACCTGCTTCTAAAACACTTTTTCTATCTCCTCCAAAAATGTTTTTTAAATCTCTATCTGAAAAAAATTCTCTATTTACTTTCATGCCTTTATCAATAAGACCACTACCTCCTAAAATACTTAAAAGAGGTCCTGGTAAGCTAGGAGCTCCAGTGTCATCTAAAGTTCTGTTTTGAAAATTTTCTAAATTAACTCCTGATAATCTATCACTTTTTTCTAAAGCTCTACTAAGTATATCTGCAGTATATTCATTCGGACCTTTTATGGCACCTGGTGCTCCTAACTCTTTTCCAATACCTTCAAGACCTAATGTAGGATCATAACCAAGAACTTGTAAATCTCTTAATTCTGTAGGGCTTAAACCAAAAGGATTGTTGACTCCAAACTTACCACCCAATATATTTTTAATTCTTTGTTGTCGGTTTTTTCTATCTCTTTTTAAATTATCTCTTATTTTTTTTTTATTCTCTTTTTTTTCTTTTTTAAATTTTTCACTTTTAAAATATTTATCTTGTTTTTTTTCAGCTGTTTCAAGATTTTTTAAATTTGTTTCTCTTGTTTCCCTCTCTTGTTGTTCATTACCACCACTAAATCTTTGACCTGGATCTTTAGCTTTCCCCGTGTCATCATCTATATCTCTACCACTAGTATAACCACCACTGATATCAAAAGAATCATAGTTAGGAATACCTTCGGGTCCTTTGTGAGGTGTTCCTGGTTTTAATTCTTTTAAAAGTTTTTCTTCATCTTTTGTAATATAAGCTAGTTTTGTATTAGGTGAGTTTTCTCTTGCTTTAAATTCTTTTGGAACAGAAACAATTTTAGATGGGTTATAGTTTGTCCCATCTCTTAACATCTGTCTAACTTGTTGTGCTCTAGTTATGGCCATTATACTATTCTATTTTGTTTTTCCAAATAAATCAAGACTAGGCATCACGACATTTACATCTTGAGCTATGTCCTCTGCCTTGTAACCTTTAGCTTCCCAGTCTTTTCTTTCTTTAAAAAGCTCTCCGGTTTCCTTATGTCTATACGTTGTTTCTACTTTTGCTGGTTTTAATACTTCCATTATGTTGTTACCTCTCTTGGCTGTATTTCTAATATAGAGGCTATGACGTGCAGCTCATTCGCGTCAGCAGCTTGTACTTTTAATACTTCAGCTTCTTCCATAACAAGAGGTTGAGTTAAGAGTTCAGTGGTTGCTTTAGACCCTATAGCTTTGTCTTTAAATAAATTAAATATTGTACCACTAGAGTTAACTAATGTTATTGTTATCGTGGTCCCTGATCCGGCGTCCTCGGATACTAACAAAGATTTTACAACAGATGATTTAAAATTAGGAACTGTATACAGTGTTGTTAAATCTGTTGTAGTTAAGTCTACTTTTTTATTTATAAAACTATTTGCCATTAATTTAAAAAGAAGTTAAATGCTTCTACCTCATCTTTTAATTCTTCTTGATACGTTGTATTTAATTTTTGAACAATCGCATCTAAATCTCTAGTTTGCGCTTCTGCTACTGTATAATCATATTCTTGAGAAGGTCTAGTTATAACTTGTGCTATTTTTGCCATTATCTTCTTCCATCTGGTTGTACATCTAATCTAAAAGTTCCTAATTTCCAATCTTGACTAGTTGATGTATTTTCTATCTTTAATGCAATAGCTCTAGCTCTTGCACGTGTATCAATTTTTTGTGTTGAAGTAGTTATGTCAAAAGGACCAAGTGGTGAGCTTGCAGATGTATCATTTGGAAAATTTCTTAAATTTAAAGTAATTCTAGTAGCTCCTGTTTGTGATATAAAGTCAGGTATAAATCTTTTTATCTTCATAATAAATTCTCCATCACCTCTGAATGTTGCTATACCTGTAGCTTGTCCTGTACCAGATGCTCTTGACTGTGTAATGTCATAATCTCCAGAAGTAATGTTAGCTGTTATTGCAGTTATAGTACCATTTCTATTTTGATCTACTCCTGTTTCATGTTCATAGTATCTTGTTTTACCTTCAGTGTTTCCTATAACATCAAAAGATGTATCGTCATCTGCATCGTATTCTGTTGCATGTGGTAAACCAAATACAGCAGAGTCTTTCCACATTGTTCTAGCTAAAGTCCCCACAGTCCATACAGGTCTTTGAGGTGAAGAGTCAAAATAATTATATGCAACCATTTTATTTACTACAGAAGAAGTTGAAGATGGATAAAACCATATAACTTCACCAAACAAATTATTTAATCCAGCGGATATCATTTGATTACCAGAATCAATATTTATATCATCGTACACGTGATCTTCTACCAAACACGGTAATGATTCTAACTTACCAGCATATCTAAAGAAACCATTTTCAGACATCCAATATGCAGCACCATCAACTTCAACACACGCATTTTGACCAGTAAGCCCACAGTTAGTTCCAACTTGTGAAAAGGCAAACGTAAATGGTTGACCAACAAAACGTTGTGTGAATAACGCTGTATCAGTCCAAACATAGATTGCATCACGACCACGAATTGCTCCTCTGATCTGTGATCCGTCGGCCAATCTTTGTGTACCAGCTGTATTGGTTGCTGTAGGTGTGTAAGTATTTATATCTTCTTGATCTGAGAATCTAATAAACATATCGTCTTGTGTAGACGTATCTCCGATAGTTGTTTCAGTTCCAAAAAATACTAAGTGTCTATCTGGCGTAGATACAATCATGTGTCTTGATGCAGTGGGTGCACCAGATATAATTGTTGCTCTTGTAGATGTTGCATTTGTTAATGAAGAGTCCCATTGAAAACAAGCACCATCGTGAATTAAGCATATTGCTTTGTCACCAAAATTATCTAATGACCACATTCCTGGTTCAAGTACCAAGTCTCCTGATGCAGCCTCACCCCACGCAACATAATCTGTTGAGTTTGTAACTGTTGCACCACTTGAGTGTGCGGAACGAGTTGAGTTTCTAACTGCTCTTGTAATACCTGTTAAATCATTTCCAGAAACACCTGTGTAAGATATTTCTTCATTACCTACTTGAATAAAATTTGTCCCTGAACTTGGAAACTGTGAGGCATTAGTTAAAGTTATAGATGTACCTGATCCTCCTGTTCCTGCAGTATTATCTGACAAAGAACCATTTAATGTAGTGGTTACAGCTCCTGCATCCTCACCACCCCAAGAACCTAATCCCCAACCAAAACCTTTCGCTTGTACAGCTGGTCCAACGGTATAGTATTTTTGTATTCTTATACCTCCAGATGTTGTTGCACCAGACCCAGATTCATTAGAGGGCATTGTGATTGTTATTGTTGTATTTGTTGGTGTAGTTACAACCATAAATTTTTTGTCATCAAAATCAGAAGCACTAAAATTAGAATTAGTTATAGCGGTAAAATTATCCATTAATAATATATCACCTGGAACTAAATTGTGTGCACTAGAATAAGTTAGTGTAACTGTTGGTGATCCATTGGTCGTGCTGAATGCACTTGTAAGAGTTGTTGTTGATTGGATTGGGTGTATGTCATAAAATACACCACCAGAAAAAGCGTATAAAATTCTGTTTGTTCCTATAATCGCATACTTTCTAGATAAACTATTGATAAAATGATGTAGACCTCTTCCAGCACCTGTTAATTCATTTTCATTTGTATTGCCTAATTGATTCCAACCACCTATTTTTTCAGGTGTTCCATATCTAAATCTAACATTATCACAATCTACCCACTGACCTTCTGCGGTAGTTTCTGATATTTGTTTATTGATACCTGGCTGAAATCCAATTTTTTGTAACATATAAAAACCTGTTTATTAGATGTTATAGCAGATTATGGCTAATTTCAATAGGTTTAAAGCAAGGGGAATCTGTGGTGGATCATCCCCTCGCAAGCTTAATGTATAGATTATTTTTAAATTTTTGTCAACTTAACGCCTTTAAACGAAGAAGGTAAACCTACTAAAGGTCTTTTATCTAAGTAATTTTCTTCAGCATTTTTAGTATTAGCTATGTTATAATGTAAAAATACTTGTCCACAGTCATCACCTTTAAACTCATCTCTCCAATGTTCAAGTTCACATCCAGAATATATTAACATGTCACCTGGGTTAAGAGTTATTTTAACTCCTGCTTGACCTGTCTTACCTGTTGGATCAAGATATATTGGCCATGGATCTCCACCTAAATTTAAAGTGGTAGATATTTCACACGCATACCTGTCTTTGTGACGAGCTAAAATATCACCATGTTTATATATTCTTGCATAAGAATATGTTTCAGATAATTTTAATTTCGTATGTTTTTCCATAACAGGTTTTACTTCAATTAATAAAGTTTCCATAACTATATCTCCATAATTAGAATATGTGTTTGGTACTTGTTCATCAGTCCATATACCAAAATGTTGTGTAAAGGGGGATATATATTTTGTATCAAATAACACTCTTGCAACATTTCTTTTATTTTTAAAATATTTATAAACAAAATCTGCTAATTCTTTAGATATAGCTTTTTTTAATACTGCGTATTTATTTTTTTTAAAACTCATTATGTGGCCTTACTGATAAATTAAATGATAAACTTATTCTGTCCTCGTTTGAATTATTTTCTTCAACAAGATGTTCTACATATCCAGGAAACATTACAAATCTATTTTCTCTAGGTTCTATGAAAAAACTATCACAATTTAATATGTTGGTTTCTTTTGCTGGTAAATCAGCAATTCCATCCATTCTATAAGAAGAATCTTTTATTAAAATTATATTTCCACAATCTTTCGGTGTTTTTAAATAATACACACATGCAAACTCAGAAAGAGGGTGTACATGTGGTTTATTGCTATGTCCTTTATTGTTAATATTTAACCAGGCATTTCCTACATTAATATCTAATTTACAATCATATTGATAAGTGTTTAAATTTTCATTTATATTTTGTTGTAATTTAGCTACTAGGTTTAAAAATTCATTAGATTTTTTTATTCCTCTAGTTTGATAACCCCCTACATTTGTTTTTTCTTGAGAAGGTTCTTTAGATTTCATTTTGTAAGCTAATTTTATTAAAGCTTCTTTTTCTAAATCTGTGTTTTGAATATCATCTACAAACGCTGGCGTAGAAAATATTGTAAAATGTGTCATAATGTTATCCTTGATGTTGGACCACCTAAGTTTCCTCTAGGTAGTATATTAAAGGCTATTGAATATCTATCTTCTTGCCCATGATATTTGTTTATTTGATGATAGATATAATTAGGAAAAAGAATCATTTCATTTTTATTACTTTCAACATAATAAGACAAAGAGTTGTATTTATTATATTCTGTAGGTTCTATATTCCAAAAATTGCTTGCATATGGTTTATGTATTTTTATTTGATTACTATCTTTTAAATAAAAAACACCACTTAAAATACAATGAGAATGTTTATGCATTGATGAATACCCTCCTGTTTTAGTTTTAGTAGCCCAAGCTTCAATAATTTCAAATTCTACATTTAATTTCATTTTATCATTTAACCAATCATCACAAGCTTGTATAACACTTTTTTTTAAATCAGGTAATTTATCTAACAATGATTTACAATCAGAACTTCTTAAACAATCTTTACCTTCAATAGGAACGTATGTTAAGTTTTTTAAAGTATCTAATATTTCGTTACAATTTAAATTAAATTTATATTTTAAAATGGGTTCAGCGAATAAATTTAAATCTTCTACTTTCATATATTTATAATATTATTTAAACTATAAAAAATCAATAAATTATTTCTTTGGTTTTTCTACAGCATGTTGATAATTAAACCAACCCGTTACTATCCCCTTATCTACTTTACAAGGTAGTCCTCTATGCGCGTGAGTAAAGTCAGTAGGCCACAAAATAGTTAAACCTTTCCTTGGTTGAACTTTTAATTTTTGCCAATAAAATTCTGTTTCTCCTCCATCTCCTTCATTAACATCATTTAAATAAGTCATAAAAACAACTTGTCTTTCAGAAGTTTCTAAATTTCCTCTTTCATAATGGTATTCGAAAAACCCACCTTCATTTGCTTTATAATACTGTATATTTGTTCCTGATCTAGCAGTTTTTAAATAACCTCCAAGTAAATAATATTGCATGTAGTCTCCTAAAAATCCTGATATCTCAGAAAAATATTCTTTTATAAAAGGTGTTTGATTATTATTAAAAAAAGTAACGTCTATAGAATTTTTTATACTTAAAACAACACCTTGGCTTACATTTCCTTTGCCTTTATATTCGTTATTGTTCTTGTGGTATTCTATGAATTGATCACAAAGATTTGAATTCTTTAATTGATAACTTCTAATAAAGGTTTCCATTATTTATAATTTATATTTATGTTAAATCTAGCTTTAGCATTTGTGCAAGTAGAACTAGAATGTTTTTTATGCCCTTCAAAAAATAAAATTCTATTTTCTTTAGAATTAATTTTTGTATCTTCAAACGACGTAAAACCATCGCACGTGTTTAAAGAAAACAAAGCTGACTTATGTTCATAAGGATAATCTACATGTAACTCATTTATATTTATTTTTTCAGATCTAGGATACAAATTTACTACAATTCTAATAACTTCACTATGAGGTATAAAAAACAATAAATTTTTAGTAAAAAGATCCCAATAAGAACTTGGAGTGTTATTAAGAAATACGTTATGAGTCATGTAATAACTTAAATCTTTTTGATCATTTTTATGATGTATGTTTATTTTTTCTTGAAAATACCAAGGAAAGTAAGGACTAAATATTTCATTTTTTAAATTATTAAAATTTTCTTGTGGTAAAAAATTATCTTTTACTTCGTACTTCATTATTTAAAACTTTTCCCATCGTTCCAAATTACCAAACTATATCTTGTTCCAGAAGTTACTGGTTTAACTCTATGCCAAACAAAAGATGGAAAAACTACAATAGTTCCTTTAGTTGCTATATTTCTAAGATCATGTGATTTTCTTGGCCAATCTGGACGTTCATCTGTAGCTAACTCCAATTGTCCTCCTTCATACTCGCTGAAATCATTTAAACAAACAGTCACTGATATCTTTCTCATTAAACCTACAAATTCAATAGATGGTGCTTGTTTAGCAGAACCTTCTTTTACTTCTTCATAAGGTTTTATCCAAGCATCTGTATGCCAATCATAAAATTGACCTGGTTCATAAATAGTAAATTGACATTTTTCACTTCTACTAAATTCATAATTCCAACCTGCTCTTTTATTTGCCTCATGTACATAAGGTATTATTTCATTGTAAATCCAAGGATCGTCTAACCAAGAAACATTTGATTTTCTTATTTTACCATTTAAAGAGGCATCACCAACAAACGCATTTTCTTTAGTTTGTTGTAAACCATATTTTACAATATCGTCACATAAATTTTTAGGAACAGCATCTTTAAAATACCAATACAAATACTCTATATTCATTCTAGAGATTTTTATACACTAATAAAAATAAAAGTCTAGTTAGTCCAGGTACCTGCTTTTTGATTTGCAAACACATCTGACATGGTCCAAATTCCTGGGGCTGCTGTTACAACGCTTACTTCTCTTACAAGAACAACTCCATCACCACCGTCACCCCCTTTTCCAGAAGGTCCTCCTACAGCGCCTTCTTCTCCGGCACCACCACCGCCACCACCAGATTGATCTGCACCATCAGAACCAGCTCCAGCAGGATCTCCACGACCGCCAGCTCCACCGCCGCCAGGGCCACCGCTACCAGCTGCGTTACCATTAGAAGGTCTACAACCACCACCGCCACCACCGCTATAAATTCCAGCAGATGGACCATAATAAGGTTGAGGTGCAGAACCAAAAATAGGTGTTGCATCTGCTCCAGTTCCACCAGGTCCTCCAGCATTGGGACTACCATTACCGCCACCACCAGTAGCACCACCGCCACCACCTGGGTTAGCAGGAGAATTACTTTGTCCACCATCACTACCTTCTGCGGGAGAGTAACCTCCAGCGTTACCATTTCCCATATATGGGTTTTCTGGTGTTCCTGGGGCACCTCCTCCAGATCCACCGTCTAAAACATTTGTATTAGCAAAATTTGGTCCACCACCTAGGCCACGACCCATTCCTGATCCACCTCCAGTTGCAGCGATTGGTCCAAAAGAGCTATCGTCTCCTTGACCATTTAAAAATGGTTGACCATTTAATGAATTTCCTGCTCCTCCTGCTCCAATTGTAACAGATACAGGTTGTCCTGCAGTTACTGGGTGAGCTGGTAATAATCTAAAACCACCTCCACCACCGCCAGAGGCATTTGATTGTGTTCTATGACCACCGCCGCCACCACCAGCTACAACTAATAAACCTACATTTTGTGTTTTTTTAGCTACAAAAGTTCCAGGTGATGTAAAAGGTGTTATTACATCTCCTACTGTTGGTTCTTGAGTTGGTCCTATAATTCCGCCATTTGCCATAATAATCTCCTTATACTATATCTTCTTCTTCAAGAAAAGAAGAACTTGATGCGTCCCATCTTCTCATTTTATTAGAGGAAAGAGGTAATTTTTTACAAATCCAAGTTGTTAAATTTTCATTCCAATCAGGTGGTGAAAAATCACAAACTTCTATTCTATCTCCATTAGCATCTAATTCGTCAGTGTATCTGCAATTTTGTATGTTTTCTGCTGGACAAGCAATAGGGGACATGTGTAAGCCCGTTGTAGTATCTAAAGTCCAACTTGGAAATGGTTGTTTATCTGTAAAAATATTATGAGTTGAATTCCACAAAGAACTTATTCCAGCATATACTCCTCTTTCAGGAGTTTTTTTATAAGTTTGTTTCCAAAAAGTATCTGGATAATTTTCTCCTGCAGCTTCATATTGAGCTTTTAATCTAACACCTGGTGGGATGTTATCTTTTACCCATTGTTCTGCTTGAGTTGAATTGTTACCACCGTTATTGGCAACGTCTTGATCTGATACAACAATAACTCTAATTACTTCGTTATTATCAACCCTACATTCAGCGAAGTGTGCCATAGACTATGACCCCCTTAACTTAATTCCTCGTAGTTTATAGTAATAGTTGCATCTGAGGCTGCACCTGCTCCAGCTTCAATATTGTCGCCTTCTTCTAAATACAATGCAGTATTTTTATCTACGACTACTAAAGTTGCGTCTGCAGGACATGATATTGTGCTTGCTATCATAATCGGTGAACCACCTGATTTTGTAATAGCTACAGATATATCAACAGCGTTTGTACCATCTATATTTGCTACGATAATGTTATTTACTTTAAAAACTTTTCCTGAAGAACCAGCGTTTGCTAAAATTTCAGTTGTTAAAGTTGTACTTAAATTAGCTTGAACAGATTTAGCTGTTATTGTTGAAACATTGACTAAGTTTGGTGCTGACATATTTTATATTCTCCTATCTTTATTTACCCAAAAATTAATGAAAAAGCAACAGCTAATCCAGCAGTGGCAATTTTATTTCCACCTACTTGAGCTTGTCCCGTTCCGTTTGGAGCTATATTAATATTACCATTTGCTCCGTCTGTTATTGTAATTGTTCCAGAATTAGTTCCAGAATTAGTATCTAAAACAAGATCATGAGCGCCGCTTGACGTAAGTGTGGCTGCAGCAGCACCTGTTCCAATTCTAGTTTCTCCAGTGCCTTTTGGTTTAATGTGAACATCAACGTTAGTTTCCCCACTTGCACCTAAAATTGGTGGGTTTCCTGTTGCAGCATTAGTTACTTCTAACTCATTTACTGCTGAAGCTGTTGTTTGAAATATAATTTGTTCCGCTCCATTTGCATCCGCAATGAAACCTCCATCTGCAATTTTTGGAGCTGTTAAAGTTTTATTTGTTAAAGTGTCTGTAGATGATGCAGTTATAAATCCTGTATCATCGATATCTGGATTAGTGCCATCATTCGCTGTAGCATAAACCATTTTGACTGCGCCTGGAGCAAGAGTTACACTATTCCCTGATCCTGATACATATTTAAATACTACGTTTTGTGATCCACTTGTTGAATTTTTTAATACATAAAAAGTTTGTACATCTTTTGGTATTGTAACATTTCTTGATCCTGTTAATGATCCTGTAAATTCTATTACTCTGTGTGCGAGAGTTGCACCTGTTGATCCATCAGAAACTGATAATGTTGTATCTGCACCATCAGTTACTGCTTGTTGTGTAAATCCACCAACTATTTGTTCTATAAGTTGTAAATTTGTATTAGTTTTTGTCCCCCATGTACCAGCGTTTTCACCAGTTGCTTGAAGTTCAACTCCTAAAGGTGTGTATGTAGATGCCATAAATTTTTATCTCCTATGCAGCGTCACTATAACTTGTATTTGATCCAGTTGCAACATCAGAATATGTATCATTCGATCCTGTTGAGACGCCACTATACGATGAATTTGAACCAGTGTCAACATTACTAAAAGAGCCATTTGATCCTGTATTAACATTTGCATAAGCTTGTATTCCAATTGTAGGATCTACAAAAGTAGCTTGTAATCCCGTTAGACCCATTACATCTGATGGAGTTATAGATCCAGTTGAAGATGTTGCAGCTATCCCTGTTAAAGGAACACCTATTTCAGGAACTATAGATCCTACTGCAGATGTAGATGCAACACCTGTTATATTAATTATTTGTGCATCATCGATTTCTATTTCTCCTACACTAGCCGTTGCTGAAACACCAGTAATTGTTGCCGGACCAAATTCTAATCCTAATGTTCCTACATTAAACGTAGACGATACTCCAGATATTGATGCAGGACCAAATTCTAAACCTAGTGTGCCTAAATTTGCTGTAGCTGCTTGACCTGTGATATCTGGTGTTGAATCAATTTGTAAAGTTGTAGTTCCTAGAGTGGTAGTTGATTCTTGTCCTGATACACCAATTACATCTGCTGGTGATATTGATCCTACACTCGCTGTTGCGTCTCTTCCAACTAAAGTAATAACTTGATTAGGAGATTCACCCCAAGAATTATCTCCCCATGCATCTCTACCCCAACCAACTAAAGTTCCTGCGTAAGATAAAGTTGGTGTTGCAAAGTCTGCTTGTTGTCCATCTAATACTTGACCTATACCTATCGTAATCTCACCAACTTGACCTCTCATTATTTTGAGAAGTTGATCTCCTGTTGGTGGATTTGGAATCATCTCCAAAGGAACACCAATACCATGAACAGCTGTTCCTAAAGTGGTATCTGCTTGTTGACCAGATAAT